AAGCATTACAACACTGCCGGATAACCTTACTGTTGGAGGATACCTCTACCTTAGCAGAACAAGCATTACAACACTACCGGATAACCTTACTGTTGGAGGAAGCCTCTACCTTAGCGGAACAAGCATTACAACACTACCGGATAATCTTACTGTTGGAGACGACCTCTACCTTAGAGGAACAAGCATTACAACACTACCGGATAACCTTACTGTTGGAGGATACCTCGACCTTAGAGGAACAAGCATTACAACACTACCGGATAACCTTACTGTTGGAGGATACCTCGACCTTAGAGGAACAAGCATTACAACACTACCGGATAACCTTACTGTTGGAGGATACCTCGACCTTAGAGGAACAAGCATTACAACACTACCGGATAACCTTACTGTTGGAGGATACCTCGACCTTAGCGGAACAAGCATTACAACACTACCGGATAACCTTACTGTTGGAGGATACCTCGACCTTAGCGGAACAAGCATTACAACACTGCCGGATAACCTTACTGTTGGAGGATACCTCTACCTTAGCGGAACAAGCATTACAACACTAAAAGTATCTAAACCTAATAAGGATTTCCAGCGTCAATTTAGGCTTGAGGTTGAAAAACAATTATGTTGGAAAAATGGCACATATAGAAAAATTGATGGCATTTTTTGTGAAGTTTTATCATCTAAAGGTAACATTTTAAAGGTTAAAGTAGGTTTAAAAACTGCATATATATTCTTTAAAAATGATGTTTATGCTCATGGTAATACAATTAAGCATGCTTATTATGACTGGTTATTTAAAACCTCGGATAGAGATGTAGAAAAGTATAGGAATGTTAAACCAAACGAAGTACATACGCTTGAATGGTGGGTTATTGCATACAGAACAATCACCGGCGCTTGCAGTTTTGGTACTAATAATTTCTTAGAAAATAACAAAGAGAAGTATAAACCAGAAATGACATTAGAAGAAGTGATAAAAGCTACTGAGGGACAATACGGCTCTTCTACTTTTAAAGAGTTCTTTAAATCGTGATTATATTCCATGAATACAGTTATTAGCCGGTGTATTTACACGACATACATTTTACATCGGCTTTTTAAACCCCTGAAAGGATTTTATTATGGTTGAAGCTTGGATATTAACTATATTTTGTCTATTTCTCTGTATTCCAATTGTGATAAGCGAAAGACAAAAACCAACACAAAGACAAAAGTATGATGCAGTAGTTAAACATATGCTTATGATTTATGCAGATGGTGACGAAATACCTGTGTTTATGAACAAAAGAGCGTGGAACCTAGCTCATAGAAAAGCAATACAGATTACGCAAGAAGGTAAGTTAAACAAGTGCTATGAAATGATAAGGCGCGGTGCATTATGATGCTGGGAAATCAAGAATGTGATGCGGAAACTGCATATTATTTAAAACACGGCACTAAGCCTGAATATAAATATAATTGTACTGCCGCACCTCCTGATTGTAATTGGGAAAAGGCCTATGAGCCAGACCCTTATTACTGCTGGCACGGTACAAGAATACCACAGTGGTTTGAGTAGAGAAAGGAATATTACAAATGTTTAAACGAGCAAGCAAGAAACAGCAAAAACTTAGATTATTATTAGAAGGTGCATCAGGAAGCGGCAAAACATACTCAGCACTAATAATTGCTAAAACTTTAGCAGATAGTCTGGATAAAAAAGTTGCATTCATAGATACGGAGTTTGGCTCTGCCAGCCTATATGCTGATAGATTTAATTTCGATACGTTAGAACTGACTCCGCCCTTTACACCCGAAAAATATATTTCAGCAATCAATGAAGCTTCTGTAAGTGGTGATTACGGAGTACTGGTTATTGACAGTATTTCACACGAATGGAGCGGGCAAGGAGGGTGTCTGGATATTCAGGCACAGCTAGGCGGGACTTTTAACGATTGGAAAAAAGTTACACCAAGGCATCAGAAGTTCATTAACGCTATTTTAACCTCTAATATTCATATCATAGGCTGCGCAAGAACTAAATCGGATTATGTTATGGAAGAGGGTTTGAATTCTAAAGGAAAAGCCACTACAAAACCTGTAAAGGTCGGAACAAAAACTGAGCAGAGAGAAGGTTTAGATTTTGAATTTACGACAATATTCCGACTTAATCAAAACCATATCGCGAGCGTTTCTAAAGACCGCACAAGCCTATTTGAAAATGAAGATGCAGTAATAACAGAAGAAACAGGAATAAAGTTATTAGAATGGCTTAACAACGGAGAAGCTATTGAAGAAGTTAAGCTGACAGAAGATGAAGAGGAAATGTTTGCCTTAATCGCTGAATATAAAACTCTTGAAGGGCTGGTTAAGCATTATAACTATTACCAAAATAAAGTTAACTCTATAGAAGAGTTTAAGACGCTATGCAGTGAGCACAAAAAAGAAATTTTAGGAGGGAAAATATAATGACAACAATTGGATTAGATTTTAACGGAAGCAAGACAGACAAAAACGGAAACACATATTTTATTATAACGCCCAATAAAGATATAACTCCGATTGTTATTGATGGTACTAAACTTCTATGCTTTAAACAAAATCCGAACCCGAAGAATGATAAATCGCCCAAATGGGTCTTAGACAGCTTTGTACCAATAAAAAAAGAAGACAATAATTCTATAAACGAGGAAGAAATACCATTTTAACGAGGTAGAAGATGAAGGGAGATTTTATTAAACTTTACCGTCAACTAACTAATTGGGAATGGTATATTGATATTCCTTGTAAAGTATTATTTCTTCATTGCCTTTTAAAGGCTAATTTTACTGCAGGAAAATTTGAAGGTAGAGAAATTCCTGCCGGGAGTTTTGTAACAAGTTATTCACATCTTGCAAAGGAAACCGGCTTAACCTTGAAACAAGTGCGTTTGGCAATAAACAAGCTAAAAAGGACAAAGGAAGTGGCACACTCGGCACATAGCTGTTATTCAATAATAACGGTTAAAAACTGGGATAAATTTCAAATTAAGGGCAAAGAAGAGGGCTCTCAAAGGGCACGCGAAGGGCAACAATATAAGAAGGAAAGAATAGAAGAGATTAGTAAACTAATCTCTTCTAATAAAGAACCAGCTGAAAAAAAGATTGAAATTGAGAGTTGGGTAAGACTAATCGATAGGTGGTTGGATTACAAAACATCAAAGAAGCAATCTTACAAAAGTGAGAGCAGTGTAATAGCTTTTATCCACAAGCTCATCAAATATAGTGAGGGAGACTTAGGAAAAGCGGACTGCATCATTGAAAACAGTATGGCTAATAACTGGAATGGAATTTTTGAACTCGAAAACAATACAATTTCAGCAAATTTTAAGAACAAGGACAAACTTTCTATAGAAGTACAAGAACGTCAACGAAAAGCGGTAAAAGAAGCTTTTGCAAGTTTGGAGGCATTAGATGAATGAAGAAATGAATTTGCAAGACATGCTATCAGAACTTTTACGGTTTTATCCCATTACTAATCGAAAAGACGAGGATATAGCCAAAGATATGATTACTTATCATGAATGTATACTGGAAAATGTCTACAAGTCTAACCAAAAATACGATTGGGAAAAGTGTTTAAAATACATCCTTACCCACAGGATTTATAAAACATTTCCTTCAATTCCAGAAATCCTAGAAGCATTACCATATTCCCTAAAGAAGGAAAAGGCAAAAAGCGAAAGCTGCGCAGATGAGGGCTTTTTACTTGTTGTAACACTTCCGAACGGTTATACCTACCATTTTACAGTTTCTTCTACAGGTAAACCGATGAGCGAGGTTAAATCCGGTTTAGAAAAAAAATTCGGGCAATGCAGTTACAAGATTTACCCAAAAGGTACGTTAATTATAGGAGAGCAAAGATGGGAACCAGATTAAGAAATGTATTAACCGAAGAGGATAAAAAATACATCTGTAGTAATAGTCAAAACCTAACGGTTAAAGAGTTATCTCAAAATATGGGAGTAAAAGAGGAAATAATACGGAGTTTTTTGTTTTATCACAAGCTTGAGTATCAAAGAGTATACCAGTCTTACCGTGAAACACTGACGCCAAGAGAAAAAGGAGTCATAGAGCTTATGGCTAAAGGGTTAAATAACTATGAGATACGTGATATTCTTTGTATTTCACTCGCTACGCTAAAAACCCATATTATGAGTATATACGGGAAATACGGATTATCAAACGATGGAAATTACAGAAGAAACTTTCCTGTCTTAAGACTAAGGGCAGTTCTTAAATATCAACAGGAAAAGAACAGAAAGGTAAAGGAGAACTTACAAGTTGAGGAGGAGTGGGAAGAATGACAGATAAAGAACAGACAATAGAAGAATTATTAAACAGTATTCCTTTTAGAATTTGTAAAAAAATTAAAGTTTATTGCTACTCTTGCAACAGAGAGTATGAAAAATTGGTGGAATATGATTTAAAAATAGAAATTTTGCAGCATGAAGTAAGACCCAACGTCATTAAGAAGCGATTCAAAATGTTTTATCAAACTTCCTCTATGAGTTTTGGCGATGCAAGGAAGTATATAGGGAAAAGTACCGGGATAGGTTATTTGACTTTAAAAGAAGCTTTTGAAGAATTGAAAGGATATTTAACTAATGAAAGAACAAATAATAATTGACGGCGTAAGAGAAGGATGTGAAATATTGTTTGAATGCGGAAGTGTAGATGATTTAGCTTCTTACGATATGATTAAAAAAAATATTAAAATTACACCTGAAAATGCCCCAGTAGATGATTATGATATTAGACTTATAGCAAACCCTCACAGCCCTTATGGATTTTCAAGCATTTTTAAAAGAAATAAAAATGTAGATGAATGGGAATACATGGGGTTCGGACACAGCGGTGCTTGTAGTGTTGTAACAGCTCTACTAAAGCAACTTGCCCGTAAAATCTCAGAATGCGAGGAGCTGAAAAGGCAAAAAACAATTCTTAAAAGTCGGTCAAAACATCTTGAGCATTGGAAAGATAACCTTTTAAAAGAAAACGACCGCTACCGCAAGGCCCTTGAGGAGATTGAGGTTACAATCGCAGCTTTGCATTTCAGAACCCTACCCTTTCAGCAGGGAATTACTCACGAATTAGCTGATAGAGTTCAGTACTACAAAAATATAATTCGAGACATCATCAGCAAGGCAAGGGGGAAGAATGATAATTAAAATAACTGAATTAACAGAGATTTTCTGTATGTTGATGTATGCGCTTTTCTTGGTGCTATCTGGAATGTTTTTAGCAGGTGTATTTGCAACCTTTTTGTTTGAAGTGCTTCCGGATAAATTACAAGAATGGTATAAACAAGAATTACCTAAGAAATTTTTCACAAGGTTAAGGAATACTTGTAAAGAGTTTCTAGAAAGGAATTGCCGATGACTAACCTATCAAAAGAGCTGTGCAAGATTTGCGATATAGATAGTAAAATAAAATGCCGTCCTTATGAATGTGACCAAGTTGGAACAGTAGTAAGAGATAAATGTCCAGCTGACTTTTCACCTACAAGAAAAATGCTTACAGCATAAGGATAATACAACAGCTTATTACAGCTATCCTGACTTTAAGCAGGCTGAAAATTTTGTAAAATTGCAAAAGCTTCTCATTGAAATCGGCATGGGCTTTGATATTCAGCTATTTGATTATCCTACAAAATTACAAATTCGTTTTTGTTGGGATGATGAAAATTTCACTTTTAAAATATTCGGTGATAGCTTAGAAGAAGTATTTTTGCGTTTTGCAATTCAAATATGCGAGCTTGATGACGAGGGAGATATCAAGCTCGCAATCAGAGAGGCAGAGTGGAAATATGAATAACTATGAACGAAAGTTAACATTCAATCTTAAAAAAGAATGGTTTGATAAAATCAAATCAGGCGAGAAAACGCATGAATATAGAGAAAAGACAAATTACTGGTATAGACGACTATTCAAATACTGGTACAAAACTAAATATAATAAACCTTTTGGTAATGAAGAAACTATATGTTTTGCTTGCGGTTATCCTAGAAAAAATGATAACCAAAGAAGACTTTACGCAAAATTAAAGGCAGTATATTGCTTAAATAGCGGATTATATACCGATTTAAAAATTAACAAACCGGTTTATGACATTGAATTTGAACTTATAAAGGGGGATGAATGAATAATACAAAAACAAAATGGTACCCGCTTTTTCGCTACAGTCATTGTGCTGCCTATAAAGAGTTTTTAGTTATGGCTAGGGCAGATAAGAAAACTGGTATGTTTGAATTTAAGACAATTACTATTTGTGAATACTACGCAGATGAAGAGTTAATGCATTGGAACTTTAATTTAGAAACTACGTTTAATAGATTACAAGAGGAAATAAACAATGAATAATCCTAAATATATCTATAATGGTATACTCTGCCCTGTATGCCAGATAGATTTTGAGCAAAATATTATTTTAATCAAAACCAACGAACTAAAAAAAGAATGGGTTAAGTTTGAACCTGCAAAGCTGATAAGAATAGAGCAATGGCGGGTTTAAATACAAAGACATAACTACGCTAGACGTAGTCCTTGGAGCAGATAACTGCTCCTAAAGCATAGAAAGGAATTCCCTCAGTTTCGAGGGAATTTTTGTTACATAAGTTAAAAAAACTTCATGAAGTTCATGAAGAAATTTGGAGGTAAGAAATGAGTAATGTTATTAATTTTAATAGAGAAGGGATATTAAACAAAAAATATATTCGAGCAAAGGATATTCAAAAGATATTCAATATTGCTCGTTCTACTGTCGATAATTGGGCAAAAAAAGGTTATTTAATTCGTCATAGGATTGGGAGAAATATTTTTTATGATGTCGCCGAGGTTGAATTGTTACAGGAGATGCAATGGCAGGCATAAGAAAAAGAACTTGGAAAAATAAATCAGGGAAGCATACCTGCTATGAGATAAATTATACGATAGACGGCAAACAATATAGAAAAAGCGGTTATAAAACATTGTTAGATGCACAGCTTGATTTACCGAATGTTGTATTTGATTACAGTACAGACATAAGATTTTCTACATTAGTAAATGCTTTTCTTACCAGGCATTGTGAAATAAAATGCAAGCAATCAACTACGGATTTGTACAATAGGTATGTAAAAGCTCATTTTCAAAGTCTAATGCCACGAATTGTACGAGAAATTACACACAAAGATATTGAAAACCTCATATTTTATCTAAAAAGAAAAGGTTTGGGGAATGTTTCAATAAACAAATTAATTCAGCTGCTCAGAGTAATATTTAACTATGGAATTGAAAATAAATATATTTCAAGAAGCCCCATACTAAAAAGCGATAAATTGAAAGAAGAAAAAAAGGATATCAATGTACTTGATGAAAAACAAATCCAAAGATTTCTGAATGCGGCCAAAAGTAAGAATATAAAAGTGTACGCATTATTAGCAACAGCTCTTTATACCGGGATAAGGCGTGGTGAACTTTTAGCCTTAGAATGGGCTGACATTGACTTTAAAAATTCGAGAATTAAAATTAATAAACAAGTCTACAAACACGAAAAAACGAGTACAAAGAATAATAAATCACGACTTGTGGATATACCAGATATTCTTATAAATATACTTCAGGAATATAAAAAGCAACAGACTGTAATCTCAAAAATAGTTTTTTGCAATTCAAGCGGTAAGTATATGCATCCTTCTTTACTGGAAAGAAATTATTTTTGTGCTACATTGAAATTGTTGAATAAAAATTTGCCAGAAGATGAGCAAATCAAAATAAGATTTCACGATCTACGGCACACATATGCAACAATTTTACTAAGTAAGGGTGTTCCGATAAAATATGTCCAAGAGCAATTAGGCCACTCAAGTGCTAAAATGACATTAGACGTCTACGCAAGTTATATGCCAAGTGTAAAATTTGAGGCACTAAATATTTTAGATAATTTACATAACACAGAATCCAATAGAGCACGATTTGAGCACGATAAAATTTTATAAAATACTTAAAATAAAAAAGCTCTGTTTCCAGAGCTTAAAATCGAGAGAAAGGTGAAAAATTAAGATTAATATCTTTCATAATACCATTTGATTTTATTCCTGAGAAAATCTCCTGTTTGTTTTGCTGTACCTTGAATGTCCGGGAGATTCCGCAAATCTACCTTGCTTATATTTTGGTTCAGATAATTATTCCATGGAAGAAGTTTAGTTATTAATTCTCCTGCACAGTCGGCATAAGCTAAACTTTCTCCAGCGTTTTTTGTTTTATAATTCCTGCACATTTCGCCTATTTCTGCGTGCGTATAAAAGTCAGATATATCTAGTCTGTATTCTTTTATTTTTTCAGCGCAAGCTTTGTAAAAAGCTTCTATTTGCGGCTTTTTTATGGGAGTAGAAGTTGAGCCACCGCAGCAAGAGATATTATATGTAATTGAGTTCATACCGCCTGTTGATGCTGCCTGCCCTATAGCTTTACCGATATGCTTTATACCTTTATCGTCTATAAGTAATTGATAACTGTTTAAATCTATTGTATTTGGCTTGTAGCTAGACCCCGTCCAATGTCCGATTATATACTTCACTGTCATTGTCTACTCCTTTTGTATACAAAATCTTCCAACGTGATTACACGTTTTTCGATGCTTTCTATTGCGATATCAGTCTGCCTTATGTGTGAGTCAAGTTTTTCAGCGATGTTATCCATTTTGGCAAAGTGACTCCCGAGAAAAATAAGACATCCTGCAAATGTAAATACTGCTCCAATAGCCCATCTTTTAATTTCCAGAAGTACATTAAACATAAGGTTTACTTTTGCAGTTACAGATAAATCATCCGGATGTTCAGGGTCACCAAATAGGAAATGATTAATCCTCTCTAACTGACCTTTTAATAACATATGGTGCGCATAGCATTCCTGCGCCTGTACCGGTCTTTCTTCTGTCATACCCATTTCTCCGTCCAAATATTTTTTACAGCTTGCCTTATATCAACTGCAAGATACATCAAAACAGCTTTTAAAGGCGTTACTTCTTCATTCAACAAAGCATGAAAGAATATTAGACTAGCAAGATTACGATTGTAATTTACTGTTTTAGGATTAGCTAAAATGTAATCGTGTATTATGCTTGCAGGTATATATTGAGGTGTGTGCGGGCATCCAAAGAAGAAACGCAATAGTTTTGGTATACTGCAGCCGTCAGATGTAAAACCGGCAGGTATCATTATCCAGAAGGTTTTCTTGCCGGCGGCAACTCTTACAGGAGCACTACGCCTTACTGTAAACGGAGTTTTCCGGTTAATATAATTAAATTCCAATTCGTGTTCAAAATTATAGTTGACAAACATCTAGTTATTCTCCAGAAATATTTTCAGAAGTTTGGCGAATTTGCGTTCTTCTTCATCATTAGCAGGGGTAAAACAAGGGTACATCATGATAATAAGATTTTCAGCTGCATCTATTCCCTTACATTTCCTTTTAAGTTCTTTTAAAACCTCTGTTTCTGATTGATGTTCTTTCGCCTCTTCTGCATAGCGGAAACCGCTCTTTACAGCTTCCGCAAGCTTCTCAATAGCCTTTGGTACATCAAAAGCCATACTATGCTACTTCCTCGTCAATTTTATCTACATAGGATAATACGATTGGTTTTGTAGCGTTAATTACTGGTAAAAAGGCATCATCTATTTTATTAGTGCTTGTTTCGATTGCAACGTTCACAAGGTCATACGCGAACTCGACAACGCCCTCGGTTAAAATTTCACCGTGTTTTTTACAGCATTCTACTAATGCTTCTTTCATTTTGTCATCCATCATAGCCTCCATTCTCGCTTGTCAGCGTTTTAATTATCTGCTTTCCTTTATAATAGCTAAGCTTAGATCTTAGCCATTCACCCGCTTTGTCATAAAGGGATTGAAGTTTGTAGTCCGGACTTTCACGGACTAATAATTTACTGCCATTATCCAGCGTTATCTGCGTCAGTTTCTTCTGCTGTATCAGGCGCTGTGTCCACCTCATCTGAAATGTCGGTTGTGTCGCTGCCGGTTGTATCTTCATCTAAAACCACCTCCAGTGTTCTATCTTCTGTTAATGTCAAAACATCTTTACGGCTTATATAGCCTTTACAGCTCACAACTATATCAACAGTACTGCCGTATGGCACTGTTATTTCACTTTGGATTTCACTGTTAATCTCTATAACAGCATCTTCCGGTATCGCATTAACTTTGAGCTTGCAAGTTGTCAAATACCTGTAATCGTTGGTATCAAAGAACTTATCTAACTGTTCTTTTGTAAACCCTAATATTGTACCTACTGCATCGATGTATGGATTGCCTCTATAGAAATTATTTGCCTTAAGCTCGATTTGCAGAGCTTTAATATCAATAGTGGCTTTTTGTTTTTCTACAAGAGAGATAACATCATTAAAATCAAGCCCTTTAGCTTTGTATATAGCTCTTTCTACATCGGCAGCAGTAAGGTTAAGCATTGCAATACGTTCGGCTTCTTTACGTGCCTGCTCTTGCTCATATTCTTGTGTGTTATCTATAACCTCACCGTCAACAAGTTTTTCGTATGGCTCTAAGGCAAATAACTCTCCATTTACACCTTCCTCAATTTTTCTTCCGTTTTGATGGTTGTGCAGCACTATAAAATCTGCATATTGCTTAGCTGTATAAGGTTTTATTAGTTTATATGCCATAATACTTCATTCCTTCCTTCTATTTTATGTACCCCATGGCTATCCAATTTACCAGTGGCGTCCCTACAACATTTTGGCGTATTTGTATCTGTGTTGCATTGTACTGGCCGACATTAATCGTATGATAGCCTGCTGTATTAATATTAGCTTGGCAGCCTACAGCATTATAATTGTTATCTTTATATGATTTTAAAAGAGTAATATTTGTAGCTGCCTCTGTAACAGTTATTTGTCCTCCCTGTTCACACCATCCGTCAGAATATATCCTGTACCAGCTTTTATTATTAACATAGCTTTCAACGAGATAACCGCGTGATGGCGCATTGATATTAGTTATCTGTTCTTGCATCCTCCCTGCGTCAATCAGGTTAGCATTCTGGACTGTTTCACCAACATAGTAGTAGAGAGAGCCGTTGCCTCGGGCGTAGATGAATCTAAAGGAGTTTGTAACTCCTTTAGCATTATAATCAATAGAAAAAATGTCGCCTCGTTTTACTTTTAGCAGTATGCTCGGGGTTGAACCGGAATAAGTCCCGTAACTAATATCTGCATAACCAGAGCTTAGGTTCGTACCTTTAACAAATTGAGTATTGGATGTATTTAGTTTTTCAAAAAAGACAAATCCGTTTGCCACTGCAGTATATTTTGTACCACTCGCTTGAAGTGTCAAATCTATATATCTATCACTCACTAAACATTCACTACCATCCAGCAACGGCAGCTTAAAGGTTTCATCAGAGGTATTAATTTCAAAGTCGTTGTCTGTAATCCATGCTGTAGGGTGTAATATACTTGTATCTTTACTTGAATCTCTAGTTACCGTGTAAGACGAGCCTTCAAAAATTGAAGTAAAAGTAAATCCATTTGAGGTTAATGTTTCGACTGTACCATCAAAAAACATTGAATTTACGCCAACATCATACCTATATACTGATGCACCCACTACTGGACTTTCAGTAGAAACCCACCAATAATAACTAGATGAATCAGTAGCTATAAAACAATAGCCTTCTTGGCCTTTAAACCCTTCTACCCCTTTATTAACATTTTCTAAAATCCAGTTGTAATAGTCGGGATAAACAGATTTAGGTTTGTACATACCATCAGATTTTAGCCAGCTGAGATTATTCGGTTCTACATCAAAATACTGGCTCATTCCAAAGAAAAATGGATTATTCAGCTCAATCTCATTTGTGATATTGACCTCTGTTTCCTGACCTGTGGCTATCTGGATGTAGTAAGGGTACTGAATGGCTTCTTCCTGTACAGTTGCACCATCTTTATATTTCGGCGAAGAAAGAGAGGCATTAAACCCCGCATATAACTCATAATATTCCCTGCCTGCAGAAGCATTGTATGATTTACTATCTCCAGCACTACCAGCGTTATAAAAAGCACCTGTAAGTGCAGTCCCACTAATAGTATTTCCACCCCTGAATGTGCCAATTATATTAGGCAGTTCAGCTTTAATTGTCAAGCCAGCATTTTGAAGATTAAGCACCCCCTGCACATTAACTACTGCAGGAAGACGCATAGAAATAAGCACCTTTGTAGAAGGTGTATAATGATATACAGGTTGGGTGGGATATAATCCATAATCGGTTAATATTTCCTCATTGTCTATCCCAATGCTATATGAACTACCACCCAATTCCCCCCCGTCTACGAATTCAAAATGTGTAAGCAGATGAGGTATAGCAGTAAAACTATTCGGGCTTGATGGATATGGCACTTCATAACATACTGCACCTATTGTTGTATCCGGAATACAAAAATTTTTACCTTCTCCGGGACGGCTCTTTGTATATGTCGGCCCTTTCAAGATTTGCAAAACAGGAGAGTTATTGTTATTAGCAGCAATATCAGTGCCGTCAAGAGCACTTTCTATTCCTGACCCAGGCGGGTCATAATCAGGATAACCACTAACAGTTCCCCCAAGCCGAAAAAAAGCATTTTCTGTTCCGGCATTAGCTTCTACTTGTGTTACTGTAAAAGTTATATTCTGGTTTTCTTCTCCCGTAGCAGTGTCAAATAAGTATCCTATATCTCCAATTTCTATATTATCTTTTAATTTGTGAATGCAGAATGCCGTTCTATATAAATTAATAGTATCTGTCGTTTTACATAAACTCACTTCAAATATATATCTATCATATCCAACAGCATGATATTTATCGGCTACATCATCATAATTCAGTACAAACTTACCAACCTGACCGTAGTCGCTTGCTTCTTTTTCAGCCTGCCAGTTCTCCTCGGTTGTAAGCAAAGAAGGATAAAGCGCAACAATTTTCTTTAACCTTGTCAAGAACCCCTGAGTATTCTGATTAATCGCTACTATCTGACCGTTAAGCCATCTGCGCAAACCTTTCGTTTCATCAATATACAAGGACATACCGATATCGCAGACCTCTAGGCCGCCGCTGCCACCATCTCCAGCTTTGAACGGTGTCCAATACATTTCTTCTGTATCATCTCCAGGTGAATGATTAATATTTTCATCGAGCTTTGATTTATAAATAACACCGCCCACCTGACAAAAAGAGTTCAGATAATAAGTTGTACCGGCATCCCACTCAGGAATACCCTGCTGAAACAAATAAGCAAGCTGTTTAGAAAAACCATATTGGACAGCGTTCATTTCTTCCATAAACGGCGCTTCGTTTGCAGCAACAGCAGCTTTCCAACCCTCTGTATAAGCTTCTGACTGTAATGCTTCTATATCATCATTATAACCAGGTGTGCCGGTTATCATACTTCCAAATACAGCAAGTTCATCAGTAGCAGCATTCCCTGCAAAAATCTTTTGTGTTTTACGCTCTATCTTTGCCATTTCTACTCCTTAATACCATCTTGTTTTAACCCGGCATCCTATACCTGGTGGCTGTACAGTGTTTGACTTGCCAAAAACCCCATTTGAACGTGATGCATCAAAACCTACACGATAAAACCGTCCTTTTGCACCATCAGCCCCATCCCCGTATTTACTTATTACATAAAAGGCTCCTGTAGGATCCAAAGGTGCCTGACCGGATTCTGTTGTGGCAGTCCATTCTCCTAAAATATTTGGCAACCCAGCCTCTATATAACCAAATGTATTACTTCCCCAGAAAACCCTATCTTTAAAATTAGGCAATACAAACGTTGTACTGCCATCACCAGCGCCGTATGTTGTACCATAAATATTGAATAGGGAGGCATAAGTAGTTCTTGATACAGTTTGGCCATCAAGCCAAATTTCGTTCGGAAAAAGCGTGTTACTAAGTGTAGGCTGCGGAAGCCCTATCTCATAATTTGCAAGCTGCAGGCTCCCGTCTGACTGGAATACGCGCCAATAAGCATCATTAGTAACCGCATTACCGGTATTATCATTAGTTAAAGATTTATACACGGTTACATAGCCCTGGTTGTTAGTAACCTTAGCTAGTGAGCCGATATAATAAGTCGTGCCGGCATCATATTCAGGAATACCCTGCTGAAATAAATACGCAAGCTGAGTTGTTACCGCAAAGAAAAGCGCATTCATATCCTCCTCCCAGGGGGACTTATCGGATAAGACTGCGCTCTGCCATCCATTTAAAAAGTTAGTATTTTGTATCTGTGTTAAATCTTTTGTATAAACAGGTGTCTGGTCTTTTGCTGTACCAAATGCAGTTACTTCCAGACTTCCTGACTGATTCGCAAAAACTTTCTGTGTTACACGGTCAAGTTTAGGCATTTATTGCTCCTTTGGTTGATACTTACTTGTTTATTTTTACTCCTCTGGCGTTACAAGCGAGATAAGATTCTCTTTTGTCAGCCACGTACCGGTTTGTCGTTTGTTTTTGGTTGAAAAACCTGCAACCGTCTTATTCATTATACCTTTGCGGTTGAAACCAAAAATTTGAGAAGGAGAAGGAACTCTAAGTACATAATTTGCACCAATACCCTCGGGTGCTCTGTAATACCCTAATTGTTTTGCTGCTAACGCCGCCAGTGTGCGCTCAGCTGATACAATATAAGTAATGGTTAAATTATGGTTATTTTTGAGCAGTACATCACCCTGAAAAACATTCCATAACGCTTCATCAATCCCGCGCTCAAAGCCCCGCATAACATTTACTGCAGATTTGAATTTGAGCAAGAAGCGGTAATCGTTATCCGGAAGCGAATATTCACTCTGGTTGTAATTCTGTATTGTCCTGAAATTCCCGCCCTGCGGTTTCCCCACTGTGGAAAATCCCACAGAATCCTCTCCGTCATAGAACTGGAAAAATATCATATCATTATAGACACCCTGTACAATCCTCGGACAGTCAAGGATTTCGCCTATTATATCAAGCTGTGGACCCTCTGCCGTATCGATATCCAGAATATCCTGCAGCTGGAAAATTACACCGTCACCCAGATATATATCAGCACCGATTTTGATAGTTTCACGCGCCTTTGGTTTATTACGGTATTGAAGGACTAACAAATCTGCATAATAATTTTTTACATCCTCTATGTCCTGTGTATAGTCAGGCATTTTTCAGCTCCTAAACGATTGTTAATGTTATATTCTCTGCTGCTATTACGAAAAATTCATCCAGACCGGCCGGCACTGCATATTCGACCCAGCTTGAGTTATCGGTTGATATTTCTACGTTATAAGGCGTACCGGCATCACCTATTGCCTCTTTTATTGTACCCAGAAGCGTTGAGCTTTCTGCTCTTTCCCCTATTTTGTAATCACTCAGGGCAAGTTGTTCTTTTATATAATTTTCGTCTAAATTGGTTGTAGAAAAGTTCTTGATAGTTGCCCTTACATACAAATTAACAGCAGACGGCACATCATACAAAACTTCTACTAAATCGCCATTAATCTTTTGCACCCAAACAGTCTGCTCACCCTTCATCGGAATACCCGGAGGCAGGTTGTTGTAAATAACCCTTCCGATATCTTCCGGCTGTCCGCCCTGTACAATAACCCAAATACCGTGCGCAGGGATACCGTTAACTACCATATTTGTACGGTTATCATATACTTTGCACTGTGTAACGTTTGTCAGATTGAGCATTTGTGATTCTGTACTCTCATCAAACCCCTGAGAAGGTACTGCCATTGCCTGATTTCTTCTCAATCTAAATTGTGCGGATGTTTCACCGGTTGAACCTGTAATATAATTTCCTGCCGGATTATTAACAGAAGAAATACCCTTAACAATTGTTTCCATAACATTGATTGTATTAGGTAACGCTGTGATACTTCCTAAATCAGCAGCCCTGAAATTAAGCGAATGCACACCTGCCTCAAGTTCGGCGGATGCTGCAAGTATCCATCGGTTTCCGTTTATATCTCTTACTGTGTAGCCTGTACCGTCAGCACTCTCGATATTAGCGTCAAGCCCCTGTAAGCTGGTCGATTCGTTAACCGTGACATTAACGTAAGTGTAGCTGTATGTATACGCTTTTATTATCAAGCCGTTAAGCTTATACAAAATCTGCTGCGGAATACCTATAACTCTATCCGGATCAAGATTGTTATAAAACTGGGTAAACAGGTCTAAAATGTCTTTTTTTTCCTGCGCTAAAATATTAATCCACTGCCCGTCCGGACTGTTTTGTTCAATATTGATGGCCTGACCGTATACGCCTTTAAATTTAGTGATTAAGTCCTGGCGTATTTCTTCCAGAGATTGCGTAACAAGCCCGCTAATCCCGATATAGTTTTGTGCCATAAGGCGCTCCTTTGCTGGTTGATAGATAATCTATATCCAGCATAACAAAGAGCCTGAAATTCCCTTGACAAAACAATAAAAATAGTAAATAATAAAAAAGCAGGGTAACCGCAGTGCAATTGCGGTTTCTTCATACCCTACAGGAAAATCAAAATAATTTGTAAAGCCGCTATCAATGCAGTGATGGCGGCTTTTATTATTCTTTCCATCGCTTACCTCCTTTCTTAGCAAAATTTCTTCATTAATTTTGCGGCTAAGCGGAAGTAATGGTATTACTCTACCCTGCATATCAAACATATCATAATAAAAGCCTATTGTCTAATCGGCGTTACTTCACCCTTATAAGATTGAGAATAAATTGTCTGTACATCGTATGTGATTCTAATCTGCCTATCTGCATTCACAATTAAATCCACGCTGTTAATACCTGTTACACCGTCCGTATTCTTAATTACCTCCTGAACGGCATTCTCCAGCCTGTCCTGGTAGTGATAATCAAGCAAATTAAACCAGTCTATACCCTCATTAGTTGCAAAAAAGCAATCCCCGAGAAACGACAGTATGCGGGTTTCAAGATTAAGCCCTATCTCCTGATTAGCAGTAACATAATTGCTTTTATTAGCGCCCCATGTCCAATCGTGGGCAGAATCAAGATTTCTAAAACTCATTGTAACAACTCCTCAAACTGTGATTTTAAATCAGTAAACGCCTGTTTCGCCGCAGGTGTCAAGACTCCTGTATTTGTAACTACTGCTATATTCTCACAGGCTGTTAGAAACGCCTGAATTAAATTGGCAAGATTTTGAGTGTTATTACCTATATTTATCTTTTCACCTATGCTAATCAAGCCCTGAGCTGCCTCGCCTTGAATATTTTTTAATTCTATTCTATCAGGATAAATCTTTATATAGGATTGCTTCTTAACTTCTTCTATGATTTTTTGGTGAATAAGTGTTATAGCTTCTGTGTCATAATCCACCATCGGATTCGCAAGAGTAGTAAAAGTAGTCAGGGCTACACAGTCCGTAAAATCGTGCATTCTTGTCGTGTCCGGTGCGTATAATTCCCCTGTCTCCAGGAATGAATCTATGTTTCTGTCCATAAAAAGCAGAAGGCAGATTGTTCCCACAGGGTCAGGCATTGTAATATGTGCATTTCCAGCACCTAAGATTATGAGCGGAACATCGGTTATCGGAACGGGGGTTATGTTCTGTTCATTGAATAGCTTCACCTGCATTAATTGAACCGTACACCGCTGGGTATCGGCATCAAACTCAAGTATTTTCCCGATATTATGACAATTAAGGCGTGACATAACGGCGTTTTGCGCCAGTGCCATAACTCCGTTAAAATTTATTTGTGATTTTTCAACCTGTTTTATTTTTGCTGTCATATTAATAATTTCCTATATATCTCGCAGGGTTAACAGCTACTTTGCCTTCCCTAACCTCAAAATGTAAATGCGGCCCTTTAGAATTTCCTGTACTTCCGACAAGTCCTATATGGTTTCCGGTATATACATTCTGTCCCGGATTTACCAGACAGTTATTTAAGTGCCCATATAAACTTGTAACAGTTTTTCCGTTGATAATGCCATGGTCAATTATTATTGTTTTACCATAGCCTTTTATCCAGCCTGTGGTAATAACTTTACCATTTGCTGGAGCGTTAACCGGAGTATCAAAAGATGCCGCAATATCTATTCCTTGATGGTTAGTACTGGCACCTTTTATTGGAGCTGTACGCCTGCCAAAAGGGCTTGATATACTACCTTGTACAGGCTTTTGCCATTGACCGGTAGTTGCGACCCCGCTCTGAACTGTTTGTGTCGCTTTGGTGAGTGTTCTGGCTTTTCCAGGCAGGATTGAAAGAGTAAGAGAGGTTATTAATTTCCCGCTAACAACCGGACTTATTACACCTTTATGTTCAATCTTTACAACCCTGTAAGATTGGTTTAGCCACGTTTGGGTATAACTCAAGAGTGTAACCCCCTGCCCTGCCCTAATCTGGGGCTCAAAGAGCATATCACACTCGACATAAGCATTTGCACGTCTGGGGCTGCCTAATAATCCGCTTTCATCCGATATAACCAGAACTTCTCCGGGGATTAAATCTCTGTCACCCAGTATGTTAATCTCATCATTGTCAATAAAAATATTATACCCGCCGTACTCACGCCCCAGAAGGTCAAGAGTCTGACCGATAAAGGTTTTATTGCGGGGTAACGGCTCTATATCCGGAGTAATATATCCGACAGATATTTTACCGCTTCCGCTTGTCGCAAGTCCTAAAATGTCTTTTAGGGTAGTGCCTTTGGTAAAAGTCGCATTAAGAAAACCGTACTCATAAAACTCGGGACTGGCAGAAGTTAATATCTCCGTTATAAACTCGGTACTCCCTCCCTGTTTTTCGGAGGTACAATTCTGAATGTAACCGGAAAAAACGAGCGGCATATTTTCACCATAGCCGGCGTAAAACTTCATATAAATATACTTTTTGCCAAAGTTCCACATATCAAGCCATAACCGTGCCTGATCATTTCTGCTCAGGTTTACAAGCTGGAATACTCCCCGATTCTGTGTCTGGTTTGTACCCGAAGAGATATGAAACTGGCAGCTAAACGGATAACTTACTGTTAACTTATCACGGGGAATTAAGTCCCGGCCGTGTCGTTCGCCGATTTCAAATTCAGCTCTGTAATTCCGTTGGAGTTTTAACATAATAATTTCCCTCTATGGTTTGGACATCCTCACGGGGCAGAAGATACACACTTGCATATTTAGTAGCAAAATCGGTTAAAAACATAGGTTCTTCATCATCCTGAGTATCGCACCTTAAACCGAACGGTAAATAATTCCGGTAAGCTCGTAAAATGTTGTAGCTGGTAGTAAGTCTTATATTTTTATAATCATAATCGCCCCATTTTACCCCGAAAAACCAGCCCAGTTGATTTTCTTTGTACTCAAATTCAAGCGTCACGGTTGAGCCGTCATCTAAAATCTTTTCTATTTTTTGCTTTGGTTCTGCCCCCAGCTCATTTAATTCATACATTATACCGCCTTAGCCTCCGAACCTTTACTGATACCTTTATTAACCTGTTTCGCAAGCTGGCTTCGGGTTCTGCCTGCTGCATTGTTCAGGCTCTCAAATCTTGTCTGTGCGAAATTCATTTGTTTAAATGTAACCGTAAAACTTGTTATATCAGCATTGCTTTCACGAATAGGCAGTACTTTTTGTATCAGCATATTGTCATATCGTTTCCACGTTGTCTCAACACTAAATACAGCTTCTGCTTTCCATAATGCTTCAAAAAACAAAAATGCCCTTGTCTGTGCTGATTTGAGTTTATATATATTTTGAAAAAGTTGGAATAAATCCACTCCGTTTAAAGAGTTCCAAACAGTATTAAAACTCTCGCTTAAAGGTATATTTTTGTCATAAGAAGAATAAAAAGCGGCTAAACCCTGTCTAGTTTCCTGGGCCTGCACCCATCTTTGTTTAGTCTGTATTGTTGCAGCGTTTAGTTTTGGTACAAACTGCTTGCAAAGAGATAGAACCGGCGTAACATTTGCCAACATATCTTCTATTTCATTAACACTGTAAAAATATTCACCCTGATACCCGCTAAACGTTAAAGTTATCGGACGTCTCGCAATATGGTCTTGTATAACAGAATTTGAGTCAGTGTAATGGTCTGTTATATCACTCTCCATATTAACCTGTTCAGATTCCGGTACGTGGAATTTAAAACCGGCAATACCTGTTGAGGATAAGACATTCACAACCGCCTCACCTATATTGACGTTATCCTGCAGCAGGCTGCGCGCCATCGAGAGTTTATCCCCAATACCATATTTAGCGTTAAAAGATGTTAAAAAAGCATTTAAAGTAGTCATTAACTACATTGTAGCAAAGTGGGCAAAATCTATTGGGAGAATGTGCCGTTAAGAATAGAGATAAATTTTTCTTCTTTTGCATCTAAATCTGATAAATCCATTCTGTTACGGACATCTAGCGGCAAGTTTCTCAAGTACTCTATTTCCTGTAATGCTTTTATATAATAATTTTCTGCTTCATCATACTGTTTGAGGTTATAACAAATATCTCCTAAACGTTCATAATCTACTAAACCCACACGAGACTTGCCAAGTCTTTGTTTTTCCTGTACAGTTAGCAGAGCATATTTTTTAGCTTCTTCCATCTGCCAGGTGTTAAAATAACATTCTGATAAATAATGATAAAGCCACATAGTACCTTTTTTATCATTTATATTAGTACTTTTTTGGTTGGCTTCAAGTGCTTTGTGATAATAAGTAATAGCCTTTTCATAATTATATTGGTTCTTCTCTTTTTCTGCTAGGCCCCAGTAGTAATAAGATAAAAAAGATTGTTTTTCTCTTGGGGAGAAGGCGGCGCACTTTGTATAATAGTCATTTATTTCGGTTTCCTTACCTGCTTGTTTATTTATCGAATAATCTTGTAAAGTTGTATCATAGAGCTTTTCACATTCTGATTTGGTAAGTGTCTGACGAGTTTCTGGCTGGGCAGAAGTTTCCCGCTTCTCTCTTTGTTCAGGTTTTACAGGTTCATTATTAGAATAGTAAACAATTAAGCCTTGTAATATAAATATAATTAAAAATACTATAATTACCGGTATGATAATATATACCCAGTCCTTATTTGAGTAGTTTTTTATTTCTTCATTTATTTCTTCTTTTAATGACTGCTCAATGTTTTTTTGCTTTTCTTCTTCTTCATATTCCTCAGGGTAGAAATTCTTGTATATCTGTTGTCCCGCAGGTGCATTAAATGGAACTACACAACCGCGAGCTCTACATTCAAAACAAAAATTAGAGTCGGGATTCCTGCTTGTTAATATTAAAAATAAAATTTCAAATGCAACAATTACAAATGCAATAGGCACAAATAAACCTACTAAACATGTAATAAGTAGCAATATTCTCCAGAAGACCGGAGCGCAACCACCATTATTGCCACTGGAATATTGCATATTTCCGCAATTTCTACAGATGTATTTAGCCATAATTAATATCTCCTTTTATTTCCATTTTGAATAATATAAACGTCGTTCATTCAGAAGTTCAATATGGTCTATAGCCCAAGGGTTATTAACAGCAGAAGCATCCCAGTGCGGTTTCTTAACAAAGTAAAATGTATCTTTTATCTGTGGTAATACTTGACTTTTGGCTGTAGATAAACATACATTAAAAATCGGTACTACCCTGCGTTCTCCATAGATATTAGTATATGTAAAATGTCGACCCGTAAATTTAATAGGTAAAAAAGGATCAAAATAGTCACCGGCCAAAAGTTTTCGGCTATCTTTATCTTGAACAAAAATTACACTCTGATATTGATATTCACCCGGGGCAAAATCTGCCAGAAAGCCATCCTGAAAAATTTGTATTACTACAGGATGACCGATATATAAAACATTCCTTTGAAAAGGTAAGAAATTAACAATAGAATCCATTATCGCCTCAGCTGGCTCAGATTTCAATTTTGTTTCAATATTTTTTTTATAGAAATTTTGAGCTTTTGTTTCTTCATATTTACTACTGTAGGTATAAATTTTAACTTTTATATCTATAATTTCTTGTGCTTTTGTTTGATTATATGCAATCTGTTCATCAATTTTAGTACAATCAATTTTATTTTTTTTCATATAAGGGCGTATAAAATCAGATAAAGTGCCGGCATAATCGGTAGCAGGCATCAAGTTTTTAATGCTTATATATTTATCCGTTGTATTTATGAGATTTAAATATAAATAAAATTCAGCAGTACTTATCTCACCTATTAGGTCTTTTAATTCATTACAAAAGTCAAAGTTTCGCTTCATCTGATTTTTATCTTTCAAAAAGGCCTGATAGATATTTCTAGCTTTTATACTAGCTGCATCAACTTTTTTTCTGTTAATGTCTATATTAGTATTAATAACTTCGTATATTTCTGCCTGATATTGTTTTTTATGTTCTTTCGGTATTTTCAAGGATGCAGCATTGCATTGAATGCAAGATAAAGCAACACAGATATAGCATAAACAAATAAATCTAAACATAGAAAAACCTCAATTACACAACCTTTTTGTGTAATGTAACATAAATTGCACAGTGTTTCAAGCCGGATGATAGGATTAAATGAGGAGGGCTTAGTATATGAAACCATTTAAAACACCTTATGGGAATATACATTTAGCACCTGAAAGATATGAGGAATTTTTAGCCATTGTAAGCAAGCATACAACGGCTTTAATACTTGAATTAAAGAAACACAAAATTGCGCCCGTTGTTGTAGCGTTAGAAAAAACTGATATCTACGAACTTGACGAACTTAAGAAAATGGATGAATTGAGACAATTGAACAATAAAGAGTCTTAAAATTATTCATGTCCAATTTTAACATTTCAGCATCAGGATAATTTTGAATATAGTTTAAATGTACAACACGTTTAATGCTATTTCCCAAGTCGAATTCTACCATTTCACAACCTTGTAATTCATCTAATCTTTTGATAACATCATTTTTAAGCATATATATACCTCCTGTAGTCATGCATGATATTACAGGGGGGATTGCAAATTAAGTATTATATATCCTAAGATTTTATTTCTCTTATTTCATACTGTTCTAAAACTTTTTTAAGTGTACTCGTTTTAACTATTTTAGCTGAAAATCCAGCAAAAATTGCAAAAATCATCACAGCTATTAGAATACATTCAATGAATGATAGCTCACTAATGCTGTGCTTTATAGGAATTAAACTTAGTGTAAAGCCAAATAAAGCACTACCAAGCAATAAGCAGCATTCCGAATATATATCCATCCAGCTGGTAAAGTTGTCTATTTGTGTTAATTCTCTTTTTGTAATTATCATATAATTGTCTTCCCTTGGCAAAATATTACTTACTATCAATGGCGGCGTATCTTTAATTTGTGTTTTTAATTTAGAGGAGTTTATCATTATTATGCTCCTCTGAACTAAACTTAACACCACTATTAGGATAATGGTTTTGAATTGCTTGAAGAGAAGCCGTATTAATTGCTTTAATTTCTTCCTGTGTTAATTCTACGCCAGTTCTTTGTATTATTATATCAAGTATCCTTAAAATCCTATCGATTTGATATTCATGATTGATTGTTTGCGTATATATATCAACTTCACCTATTTTTAACCCCATATATACCTCTTTTCTCTTATGCGCATGGTATTACACCATGAAGTCCTTGTAAAGCATTTTCAAAGAAATTGTTACAATAAACACAGGAGGGTATTATGCCGGAAGAAAATAAGAATCAGGGCGGTGCGCAGAATAAACTCGGTGAACTCTTTGTCGAGTTCTCAACAAAAGGGCTGCCGTCACTGTTAAAGAATTTAAATTCTGTATCTGCCAGTTTTTTACTGGGGAAAAATGCAGCAACACAATTTGCTCAAACCCTTTCACAACCATTCAAAGAAGCAGGAAATACAGCCGTTGGAATTGAGCAAATGGCCAACGCACTGGGAACTACCAGCAAGGAATATCAAAAACTTGCTCACTATATAACATCCAAAAATGTCAGCAAGGGAATACTCGGAGATATTGCAAAATTCAATGATATTTTTACTAAACTTCATGCTGGACAAGGTGGCTTGCCGGAAGGTATTGTGCAGGAATTTGCTAATCTTGGTTTATCTCCTGAAGATTATCTAGGTGATTATGAAAGTACAATAAAACTTCTGGATGATATAAAAGACCGCACGGATGGATTAACAAAGCAAGACCGGAATCTTGCTTTTAGTAATCTCGGAATGTCCTCTGAATGGGGATATTTATTTGACCGTGGAGATTTTAACCTAACAGACGCTTTTTCACTTCCGGATGATGTTATAGAAACAAATACAAGGGCTGCAGAATCGCTGGCCGAATTAAGCCTTGCATTCGACCAGCTTAAAAGCCTGCTGGTAGCTGACTTTGCTCCCGCACTAACAGAGACGGTTAACACACTCAAGAGTTTTGTGCTTAACTTTGGTAAAAATAAAGAGAATATCAAAAAAACAACAAGTGTAATCGGAGGAGCAGCAGCAGGCGCAGCCGTAGGATCTGTCGTGCCGGTTGTCGGTACTGTAACAGGTGCTGTAGTGGGAGGTGTGGCCGGAGCCGGTAAATACGCAATCGAAAACGCACATAAATCCGGTAAATCTAACCAGGGAGAAATACCTCTCTGGAAACAATTAACAGACTTCGGACAATATAAAGACGGTGCACCGACCGGCGGGGCTGCGCCAGTTCCGGATTTTATGAATACACCTGCAGCAACTACACCGCCGGGGATGAATAATCTCTCACAAAATATTACAATTACAAATCAGAATAATATTACCGGTGACAATGCGCAGGAAATCGCAACGGAAATTGCAAGAATCAATGCACAGGACATTGAATACACCCAATACCAGCTCCAGAACTTGACGGGGATTTAAAGCGGGGTTATATAATGGAATAAGAGAGAGAATAATTATATGGATTTTTTAACAGAGGAGTGTAAAAGAAGGAAAAGACATGAAAGCAAAAACAACAATAGTAGAAAATCTGGATGAACAAATTTTTGATGAAACCTTATAATATAAATATAGGGAAAAGTTCCTAGGAGCTGCAAGATTCTAAGAACTTTCATTACTTCCCTATTTGATTAAAATGGTGAGTGCTATTATTATCAATAGAATGAGTAATAGCGCTCTTTCAGTTATACTGAAAGTCATTTTACCACCTCCTTTCCGCCGTTTTCTACATTACAAGTCTGTGACGGAGGATAGGTGCAAATAAGGTCGCTACCCTGCAAGCTGGTGCTTGCATATTAATTTTAGCATAATAATTTGTTTAAAACATATATAAAGTAATTACTCTTTTACTCCCTCGGAAGGTATATAAAAGCTAAGTTTCATATTATTTTCCCTTTTTAGTATTCAGCACTCTCACCAGTTCCGCATATTTTGCAAGGTAGTTTTCATAATGGATTAAGTCGAGAAACTCCTGTGCATTCAGATTCTTTATTGTATTGATATCTCCATAACCCGTCCGTGAGAGCTTCATCGCCCAGACCTTGAAGGTATCGATATTGTACTCAACCTTTGGGAGTTCTAACTCTTCAACAATAGGGATTCTATCGCACTTGAAACGGAATGGAGACTTGGAAAAAAAGGGTGGATATTTTCAACCGCAATAAGTGTCATAAGCGGGAAAAAATCGCCCCGTGCTCTTTCATCTCTGTCGAAAATCTCCATATTGAACCGCTGTTTATCATATATGACCTTATCAGCACAGCCCTTAATCGCCTCAAGTACATATTCCGAACCAATAACACTTAAAAGCGCATCAATGTTTTTTGTGAGTACTGCTGCAATGCTTTCACCGTCTACGGCCGTTATATCTAACCCCGCACCTTTGCACTCGTGGATAATCGTTCTGTACAAATACAAGGCTTTATCTATCGGCGCGAGGTTCAGTTCTACCATCTTTCCGCTCTTTAACTGGAATTTTAACATTAGCTTAAGCTCCTTTCAGAGTTACCAAACCGCCACATATACTGTGAAACTACTTGATCCGTATCTCCGTTTGTATCGTTTTTCTGTTCCGGCAAATCTACAGGTAAACCGAAATAACATTCTAAAGTATCCGAGGTAATAGTACCATCAGAATGACCTACATTTTTTGTGAAACGCATTGATAAAGGTTTAAATCTGGAATCTCTGTTTTTCCACAAGTTGTAATTCTCATTAAGCCTTTTATCATCGCTGGACGCTTTAACAAGCCTGATTGTTGCTTCTCTTTGTCTGCCCGGCTCGTTATGCGCACCCAGCGAATTACCGTTCCACCCTGTAGAGGTATTACTTGAACCATTCGGGGCTACTACGCTTGCGACCGTACCATCTCCAAAATCCGTAAGAGTCCATTCGCCTCGATAATCTTCACAAATAATTATGTCATTTGCTGTATATGCGTCTGTCATTTTTTTATACTCCTATGCTTCAATATATATTACGATTGAGGCTGAATGCACTGCCCCGGACTCTTTGCACGCGACCATAAACTGCGGCGCCCGCCTTTCTTCACGCTCGCTCTGTGCCTGTTCCGCTACCGGCTGATGATAGATGTAATACCCGAATTCGCGGATATTTCTCAGGAAATCCTCCTGATTACCAAAGAAATCAGAGCTGTTCCATTCACCCGGTGCAAGCATACCATTTACTACTGCCTGATTACAAACATTTCTTATTGCCTTTACTATACTTTCAAGTCCGGCGTCTGTCTGCGGTACTTTAGTGCGTGTTGTCGCAAGTACGTTAAACACTTCCCTCTGAATAGTATTAATAAGCCAGATACGGTTAGTAACCTGATCGAAATACATACCGTTCTGTTTGTTAGAAATAACCTTTGGCAGCCCCTCCAGAGATACAAAACAATCAGCACCCACCGCAGCAGCCTGAGCCAGAATAGTTTCATTAATATTTGTATCCGCTTGTAAACCTGTTAGGTCTTTCAAGTTCATAGTTATTGTGGTGTTGCTTCCGCTGTAATTAACCGCAAAGCCCCTTGACAGGTAACCTGCAGCAAATAATCTGGAATTAAGAGTGGCTGCTTCATCATCACCAAGAGTGTAAAGCAGAGGTTTGCAATTAGTATAAGACATTATTTTAGAGAACAAGCCAGTGGAAGCTGCCAGCGCGGAGGTGTTAGAAGCCGGAACAGGGAATATCCTGTTTTGCATACCCTGAATCGTTGAGCAGGCTGTAATTGCTTCCTCGTCACTCAATGCCCTTGTAGTCAATATGCCTTCAAAATATATCTGGCCGGCTAATCTTGTTACTGCTTCTGAAAGTGTTTCGGGTCTTGCACCACTTTCAGCCGCTTTGCCTGCAACAGCGGCCGCGGATGCACCGTTAAGGTATGACGCTCCGTACAAGTCTGTACCGCTTGAACCGGTCATAGCTGCTATAGTCACGTTGCTTGCGGCTCCGGTTGTTTTAGAAACAAAAAGTAATGTATTATCAGCAGTAGCTGTGATTGTAATATCAGTGTACTTAGCTTGTATAACTTCTGCTATTTCTTCCAGTGTTGCTGCTTCCGAAAAGTCAAGTCCTGTGACTTGTTTTGCCGAACCGTCAACAGTAAGATTAATCACCCCGTTAGTTACAGAAATAAAATTTTCTATATTTGCACTCAGATTTTCTGTTGTCAGCGTGCCTGAAGTTGCAGGGTTGTTATAATCTACTGTCTGGTAGTTAGCGCCGATAACATAACCGTTATTAGTTAAAATATTCGGAGTCTGGGAATAAATCATATTCGCCTGCTGGGCTATCTCGGTATTTGTACCCCACTGGTTAGCAATACCGGTTGAGGTTCTTGAGATAACATAAGAGCCCTGATAAGGAATTGCCGGCTCTTCGTCCGTCATAATCAGAATTGTACTGAGTTTAAGCGGCTCTAAACCCTGCGAAGGTGTTACCGCAGTAGCGTTAACTACATAAGTAATTGGTATCTGATATCCTGCTGTCATTAGTTGATACTCCTTTGTTGGTTGATATTTTACGGTTCTATTTTTGTTATAACTTCTACTTGACTTGTATTAGGGAACTTATCGAAATAATCTACTGTTTTTATCTTAGCAAATGAGTTGAAAATTCTTACGCGGCAATCAAATCTGTTAATTCTTGAAGCTGCTTCTAAAAAAGAAGCGTCGTAAACATCCCCCAGTAATGAAATATGCACGTGCTCTTTTGCCTGTACCTGCTGTGCATATGTACTTCTGAATGCCATATGCACCTCGTGTGCCCGCTCTCTGGCCTCAACCCCGCGAGATAAAAGCGAGATTATAACATCCTCAGCTACGTTCATACTCAGATGTTCTTCCAATCCCTCATCAGTAGAAACATATTTAACATTGTTGCTTATTGGCCGTCTTTCGCCATAATGCAGGACTACAAAGAGCTTGTTATCCTTTGGCAAATCCATATCAGCGTTATACGCCCAAACACGGGTCTTTGGAAGCTCCATTTCATTAACAAGTATGTTTTTAATTATCTCTAGTGAATTAGCCACTAACGTCTCCCTCCAGCTGCTCTGCCTGAAAAGCCTCTAATAATGTGTATCTGATATACCCGTATTCTGTCCAATCCTTTTTAGCCATAACCTTATAGCGCTTTTCTTTATAAATTACAAACTGATTAGTGTTTAATTCCACATTCGGTAAGCAGTGAATTTGAAGCCATTCCCAAGCCCATGTACCCTCGGGTAATATTTTTAAGTCCTTATCGCTCGGAGGTCTTACTACACCTTGTGTTTTTATTAATGTAACGGTTTCAGACACCCAGTCCACACCGTCACCGTCATCAGCTAAACTGCGGGTTATTACCTCAAACTCAACAGGCTGAAACCAGCCTTGAATGGTTTGAGCCATGTTAGGAAGCCCCGTAGTATTAGATAGTGTTGTATTGTGTTGTATTAAGTTCAATTTTTAACTACCTCAAAACTTATGGAATGACTTAAACCGCCGTGCCCTGTAGTTATCAGAGTATTAGGACTATACCCCATTCTTTCTTTATACCGTACTGTGCGTGCTGTCAATGGCTGCCAGCCTTTAAAACCGTTAGTAAATGCATCTTCGACAATAAGTACCCCTGTAGAACCTATCAGAGTTAAGAAATCTTCAGGCGTATTCTTCTCAAAATAGGCTTTCCAAAGTTCCTTCTTTTTGCTTTTTACCAGTTCTCCGAGTCTTTCCATTAATGGGTCATACAGAAATGAACGGCGCGGCATTTTTCTTGTTCCATATTCGTGGAATGTACCAATCTCCGCATTGGTTAAACCGCTTTTGCTATCGTGTTGTTCTTTTGCAGCAGGGCTTATAATCCCTATTTTAACTGATTTGTCACTTTTAAGCCTCTTAAGCATTCTTTCAAGCCCCGATAAATCTGCCTTAACACTATTAGCCATAAGTCGACCTCCCGGGTGAGAATAGAATCGTAACAGAAAGGTAAGGTAGTATGAGAGATAAATACTTCATACCATAGCCATTCTGTGAATAAATACCATATAACGGGTTATTCATAAGCCAGGTAGGAAAAGAGTAGCTCTCAGATACATCACCGACACTTTTTGACGCGACATAACCGCTAAAAGTACCGTTAACACCGCTAGAGGCGTTTCTTAAGTCCATTACCAGATAAAAAGCGACAAGATGTAAGTATATGTTAATTTTTTCTGTATCATCTGCTCCAAACGCGGGATTTGCAGTAACAATAGCCTGTGACATTGCCTTTTGTATATCTGCGTCTGTCACATAGTTATAAATATCACCTTTTGTAACTTCCCAGGCTTCTGTATCAGTTACCGGCTGTGTATTGTTATTAACGAGTGATTTATAAAAATTAGGCTCAACATAAACTATATCATCAATAAAATACGTTTTGCCCTCCTGATATAAAGGAAGGAAAGGAAAATCACGCATAAAATATTCCTTAAATTGTTCTACTGTTACATTTTCCAAAATATTGTCTGACATGTTGTGATTTTCCTTTCATAGTTATCAGGTTATGTGTGTTGAAGAAATTTACTTTTTATCTTCGGTTTTTGCTTTCTCTAATGCCTCAAGCTTTTTCTTAAGCTCGGCATTTTCCTTTTCCAGAGCCTCCTGTTTCGCTTTAGCTTCGATTTTTGCTTTCTCTAAGTCCTCAGGCTCGACATATTCAGTTACCCCGGGTATTTTAAGCCATATTTCAGCTACTTTTTTCGGCACTTCTCCAAAGTCACCGTTAGCTATGAAATAAGTTATGTTCTTGCCTTTTTCGACAATTACGTGTGATAGGTTATTACCGCATCTGTTATGTAATTTCATATTTTACTTTCCTCCTAATTACTATGCTGCTTCATCAGCGTAAAGCATTGATGTAGGACGTTTCAGCCATACACCTGTGAATTGTGCTTCTGCATCGGAAATCATATCTAATGCACCTACTGCATACAATGGATGTGGTGTATATGGTTTCGGAGTAAGCATAAGCAGGTTATCTGCTTCTGTATTGTAGAATACGTGTCTGCCTTTTCCGCCTGTACCTGCAGCATCGCCGTAGATAGAGTGTACAATTCTAAAGTCAGAAGGTGCGCCGGCTTGTTTGAATGCATTCTCTAATACCTGAATAACTGTAGGCATTCCGAATGTATCGCCGTATGGTACACCCAGAGCCATAAATGTATCTGTAGGCATTAACCAGCGGTTAGGTTTGATTGTATAATTAGAGTTTGCAAACGCTGTTGTTAGTGCTGAACCTGCAAAAGTCTTAAGCTGTGCTGTTGTCATGTTCTGAATTGCAACAGGGATAAGCGAAGTGTTGACAGTTACCCCAGGCTGGTTGAGCAAGCCAAATGTCTTTCCATCGCCAAGACCTTCAAACAATGTGTCTTGCAAGCCCAAATCCCAGCATTTTTTACGGGATTTTTCTTTTTCTTCCACAAGGTCAAATGTTACACGGTTAACCGCTGCCATCTTAAGACCTTCCTGAGAAATAGAATATTTCTGTCTGTAGAAGTTATTAGGCGTTCTGATACCGTCTACTGCGATATCTGCTGTCGCGTCGTTATGTATACCTGTTGAAGCAGGATTAATAATGCACTGTTTAAACGGCGAGCCTACATAAGCACCGGTAAACTGGAAGATTTCACCGGCATAAGCACCTCTGCCGGAAGCGTCTATATTTATGTAGTCTGAGAGTGTGCCGTCTACTGTGTAGTATTTAGCTTCCACTATACCATCTACAATTTCAGTTATTGTGTCTACCGTCTGGACAACCCCGGCGGTAGGATAGTCAAATAAAGCGTTAACCGCTTTAAATGTCTGTTCTGCGTATTTATCCGCATCAAAAATGCTATTTGCCATTTTTATACTCCTTTGTTGGTTGATATTTACTTTTACTAAGATGAAGCTGCTGCTTCCATACCCGGCACAATCTGAACTACAACTAAGTCATTCTCCGCTGATGGTGCTGTCCATGCAATACCGATATAGCCATTAGATGCAGTTGCTGTTGTCACAACCTGACCTGAAGCATTAAACTGTAAATTATCGCCAAGTTTAATATTAGCTGCACCTGCAGGCAGGTAAACAAAAGAATTAACCGGGAAAATAGAAATCTTATCATTTGCCGCAAAACCGGATTTAATAGAGTTAAATACAACAACCCCGCACGGTGTATCTGTTACAGCTGCTTTTTTTACAACGGTTACACCTTTTAAAGTTGCAGCAGATTGAAGAGCAACAACATCACCAGGGCTCAAATATGTGTTTGCCGCCAATGTCGGGTCTACGATACAGTTATGGATAATCGGCTGGTTTGGCAGGTATGCCGGCTGGCCTTTTGCCGCGGTCATCCTTCTATTTGTTAATGAAATACCATTTGTCATTTTTATACTCCTTATGTTGGTTGATTACTGATTAGTAAAGCTTTTTGCCGAGTTCTATGCCTTCTTTTTGCGACATATAGATTTTGCCTCTCGGTGCTTCGCCTTCAAAGAAAACGCGCTTGAGAGCATCCATTGAGTTTTTAGCCTTCTTGTTTTCAGCTTCTTTTTTAACTTCTTCTTTTAGATCTTCATACTTCTCTTTGGACTCTTCGTCTTCATTCTTAGCCTTGTTTTTACATTTATTCTTGGCTTCTTCGTCTTCTTTCTTTTCTTCCTCATCGTCCTCATTTTTGGCTTTGTTGTCAGCAGTACCGGCTTCCGATTTGTCGTAAGCCAGTTTACCAGCTAATTTAGCAATAGTTCTGACATCTTCGTTATCTTCGTATTTGCCTGCAATAGCCATAATCTGACGAATAATGTCGCGCTTGTCGACATCCTCATTTTTAGCCTTTTTGTTTTCGGCTTTCTTTTCGTCGTCTTTTTCCTTTTCATCCTCAGCCTCATTACGGGCTCTCAGGGCGTCAATAAGCGACTCAAACAAGCCTTTTGTTTCCTTGTCCATAATTCCTCCTTTAAAATTGCGTATCCAGTCGAATACAGGTTGATATTTACTAGTATTGAAATCTGTTGAGTTAGATGCTATAATAAAGTTAAGGGGCAGCCGGTCTTGATTACTGGTAATGTCCCTTTTATTTTTAGCAATGGGGCGGTCATAATCTAAAAACATCGTGTAAAAAAGGTTGCCTTCTGTATCTTGGGCTATTAAAGCTTCTGCTTTTTTTATTCCGCTGCTTGTTTTTAGATTGCAATAAATGGGATAGAACCCTTTTATATTGTCAGTTCTGCCTTTATTGTCTTTCTGAAAATCGCCTAATTTTCCATTTTTAATAATTTCCGGCAGCTGCGGAATAGCTCTTAACTTATCCCCATCAGCGCTTGTATGTACAAATTCCTTCCAGCCTTTGCCGGAAAAACGGATACTTCCTAATCCTTCCTTGTTAATTGTCTGACCCTGCAAGTTGTTTTTATAATAATCCTGAGCAGCTTTTCTTAGCAGTTTAATATCCGTAATAGAGCTTAATTCATTTGTTTTTAACTCTACCTCCGGAGCATTGTCCCAATTTGCAAAATAACTTGTACTATCGTTATTTTCAGTAAACTTCCCTTCATCATCGCAGGGATGCTCACTTTCTTTAAATTCATTTCTGCATATAGCATTTTGAGCAACATACGCATTCACGGCAATATACGCCCCCTCATAGCGCGGGTTCTCTACTATTGCAAGGTGTTCAAACACACCGTCTAAAATCTCTTTGTCATACGGGTTTGCATTATGCAGCTTGCCTTCTGTATTATCGGCATAATCTATTATACGGTACTGGCAGGAAACATTGTAACCGTCTTCAATAAGTTTAATAGCCTTTTCATCGGTTATAACCCCCGAACACCAGAACCAGCCGTCCTCCGCGCTGAACCATACCTTTTGAATAATGCCGCAAACATCGTCACTATTAATATCATCAATATGGTTAATAATTACTGGGTCCTCCAGAAAAGTGTTTAAAAACTTATCAATTGTCTCTTTTTTTAAAAGACAGACCCCGAAATCATATTTTACAAGACCCGCCTGTATGAAACGTGCCTTAAACGGTCTGCCTTCCTGTCCGTTTGAGTCCTCAAGATATATTGCGTTTGTAGCCTTATATTTACCCGTCCAGTTATACACTTTGTACACCTCCAAACATAATATTTAGAAGTCCGACATTGTTCTGGACATCCTGAGCAATAGCACCAATAAGGTTTTCATCACCTTTTGAGATATCTTCAACACCCTCAATCTCTTGTAGACAATTGAGCATTAAATCGTGCATAAGGCGGAAATCAACCGCTTCGGGGATTAAATCGGCTCCCCTTCTCAAATATTCGTTTGAGTGCAGCGGTTTAAATCCGTGCCCTAATAGACATATTTCTTTAAGCTGGTCTATGTAGTCCTGCAGGTTATCTGTAAACCTGTCAGCAAATAAGTGCTGACCATAGAAACTTTCCCCTCCGCAGTTATAGTGTATATCCTTCGCATAGTTGGCTATTGCTAAAAGATAGCATATTAAATTGTCTATTTTGCCTCTGTCCATTGGTTGATACTCCTGTATTGATTGTACCAACCCGCGCGAAATTTAAATTTGAGGGGAAAAACAAAAATCCTAAAAACTCGGTTTTTAGGATTTAGTAAGCTGTAACTGTCCGTTTTTTATTTCTGTCTTTATAAGCGGGTTGTCATCGCGGTATGGTACGGCTTCACAACGGCAGCCGAAATCTTGTCCTGGCAAGCCTGTACGGGTTTTCCCTGCATCTACATATGGCGGGTTATCATATCTAAAAATTTGCCCATTAAGTTCGTGATGGCGCGGTCGTTCTCTGCCGTCTATAATTGTCCGCCAGATAAATTTATCAAAACCCATCTCCTGATAGGTTACGCGCTTGTATTCAGCAAGCATAATAGATGTTTCCTGCTGTGCAAGAAACTTAACTTTATCACTCATTATATTGAATTCACGCTGCAGCATCTTTTCTATAGTATCCGTCCTGTAGCCTTTGAGTACAAGTTCCTGCACCCTTTGACGCATTTCAGGGATACGCTTCTCTGCAAAATTCTTGATATAATAGCGCATATTGTTTGTATAGCTCTGCGCTATTTCCTGCTTCTGGGCTTCTGACAACTCCGGCTCAATAATATTAAGGTGCTTAACGTTCTTCTTAACCTCATTCCCCGCATCATCAAGAATGGTTACAACCTCCTCATTAAATACCATTGATTCCACAATATACGGGATATTGGCTTCGACCTCCCGTAAAAACACTTCCAGTTGGGTAATAGTATTCTTCGCGCTTATTTCCGACTCTGCAAGCGCAACACGAACAGTCATCGGGATTTGGTTATAATCAATGCGGTACATTTTTTTGTAACTGTCATACTTCGCACCCCACGTTACTAACAGTCTTGACTGGGCTGCTGAAAATTTAGTTTTAGCCTTAAAGCCTCCTTCAACATAGTATATCTGCCCTTCTTTAAGCCCCTGTGTCACGGCATCAAGGCTATTTCTCGCCTTATCGGGTTTGATTTCAAGCATATCAAACATGGGCTTGTAAATCCCTTCCCAAAGATATGAGAACAAGGCTTTTTGTACAAGCCTTGTATAAGACTGTTTTATCTTGAAATCTTTAATGGCTGTAGGGCTCATTCCTTAACAATATCCTTCGTTTCAGTAAATCCCTGCTGCTGGCTCAATAATGGCATATCTTCAAGCTCACCCCGTAATGCCCTTGTATCCGCGACAAATAACTGTTCTTTTTTAAGGTATAACGCAAGCTCTTTAGGGCTTAAGAACTGTCTGTCATAAAGCTGTAAGGCATTTGCGAATTTATGGTCAGCTATATTCTGTTCATCAATTGCAGAAAGAACTCTTAAATTTTTCCAGTTTTTGGTTAAGTCAGGAAGTTCAAAGCCAAACTGCTGATAGCACCTGAGCATAAGCACCCAGTCAATAACTGCATCATCTGCGCTTCTGACTTCATTCTCTATCTGGGAATTATAGTTCTCTAAACTGTCTTCTCCGCTTCCAAAACCTGTGACACCTTCGCCCCAGAGTTTATTAACAGGCATATTGGCTGCACCCGCCATCATAATACGGATTTCTTTATTCATTTCTGCCAGCCCGCTGAAACTTATCTGCTTTTGGACATAGTCATCATTGGTGGACATCAGCAGTTTTGATTTATAATTCAAATTATTTGCAATCAAGTCGAGCATACGCTGTAAAATCTGGTTTGTGTTACCTGCTGATAATGCAGTCTGGAGTGTTTCAAGCTTGATAATATCAACTTTTGCTTCATCAAGAAGCTCAAATAAGACATTCCCCGCCTTAAAATACTGCGACATATCAGAAAACACCTGTTCTAAAACAGATATTCCCCAGCCGTTAACACGCTGCTTAATTATAAACGGAGCTTCTTTGCCTGTTATAGGGAAAATACGGCTTGAGTGGATACGTGTCAGCGTATTAGAACCGATAACACCTTTTTTAGCTTTTGTCCGCCCGTATTGATTAATATATTCCCACTGACCACCCGGGATATTAATATTAGGCTCTGAATATGATAATTGCCATCTATCCACAGCCATAAACTCTAAAGGTTTTTTATAAAGCGATTCATAGTTCAGAGGCTTTGATAAATCATCCCCGCTTAGTGCTATAAGTGCCGCACCGCCGTACAGCCGAGCCCACTTGCGTGCATTTTTTATCTGTTTTATATCTTGATTTTTATTAATAGTCTTTTCCAGCTCTTTGAGCTCTTCTTCTTCAATACTATCAGTTTCAAGGGTAAACCCGCCTCCTTTGTACGCGTCATCTACTGGTATATCAACCATTTTGGCAAGTACGCCGTAGGTCTTGTATAGATAGCTTAACAATATTTGCCACTGGCTAATCATAACCAGCGAGAGATTATTATAAGCATTGCGCGGACTCAAAGTCTGCGACCAGTTATCAAGCCCGTTTCCGCATCTTAAAGCAGTTTCCAAAGAGTTCTGAGCAGTAAGCTTTCTTGACTCCTGCTCGATTACCTGCATAATGTTATCATCCGCTGTGTTGGTTGCTTTCAGCGGTTTTTTGTTCTTATTTTTAGCCATAATTCAATCGTAGCAAACGGCTTGAAAATTAATTTACATAAAATAATCTAAAATACTAATCTTTGTCTTTCCTAAAGCTTCCTGAATCAAAATACCTAATGTATCAACAATATCATCGTGCTTATGCGACATATCACGGCTGAAAGCTTCACACTCTGAGAGTATATCAACGTTAAAATTGTAGTTTTCATTTTCTGGTAAATGTACCTGACCGCTTTCAATATATGGCAGCACGTTCTCTGCGCGAGTTAACTTGTCGGTTGAAGCTGGAACACCAATAACCGGTATCCCGTATTTTGCGGTTAAGCCCTGAACCAATCCGATGCCGCTCGCTTTATCTTCGATATAGAAGCCGTTGCAAGTCAAACCCGTAACAGGATATAGCTTAAACTGATTCCATATAGCGACTGCCATTTTCTCAAGCTCCGGCGCCTCCCATTTTCCGCGCAGCATATCCAGAACATGTAACTTGTTATCTGTTGTTACACCGCCGGCCATAAATACGCTGTAGTCGTTATATTCTTTCGTTTTCATTGCTGTATCAGCTGCAATAAGTATACGTTTATACTGGTATTCTTTTGCGACGGGGTAATATCTAAAATATGCACGCTTAATTACCTGACCGCCTAATATAATTGGCTCTTGCTGGTATTGGGATAAAAACATGTAATTATTCTTTTTAAGTTCTTCAATACGTTCAGGGGTGTACTGTGAGGGGATTTGACATACTCCGTTTTCATCAAGCAGAGGTTTCTTAAGGGTGTTAAACCTGTATTTTTTCTCTAAAGTTCCGGAAAGGTCTTCAACATGCAGTCTTTGCTGAATATTGATAATCGGGACATAAGGGTTATTCAGACGTGACAACAGGGTTTCTTCGTAGTATCTTAACACCCTGTCGCGCATAGTTTGTGAGCGCACATCAGCAGGTTTGTTGCCGTCATCGATAATAAGCGCACCGGAGAACTTTTTAGCCGAACGCACGCCGCAGCCGTACCCGGTTATCTGACCTCCGATAGGACTAAACAAGCATATTCCGCCTTGATAGGTTGTGATTTTTTTAGCTGAATATACGTTTTTACCTGTGTAAAACTGTTTAAGATACTCATACCAAAAGTCATCTTTGGGGGTTATATCCTCTTCCCCTTCAATAGCTCTCGACTGCGGATACATAGCTTTGTATGCCGGATGTTCAAGAATTGTCATCAATTCTTTGGAGATATTCGCCAGAAGGCTTTCCGAATAAGATGTATAGATAAAATTCATCTTAGGACTGATTGTCCAGCAATAGGCTATAAAGTATTTTGCAAGCGTAGTTTTAGCACTTCTGGGCGGGACATTGATATTTTGACGCAACTCTTTACCTGCATACAGTTTTTCCATTGTCTGGAATAAATCCGCGTGAATAGGCTCAACAACAAACGGGCGCGCTTCAATAATACGGAACATATAGCGCATCCAGGTTTCAAAGCCCCGTTTTAGTAATCTTTGCCCGAGAAACTCACTGTTTATCATTGTTTATAGTTTCTTTTATATGTTTATCTACTTCTTCAACTTCATCGGGGGTAACAAAAATCTTTTGTACAGAGGTCATTAGTGCTTGTTTCTGCTGGTTGTCCGCGTTATACCCGCCTGTATGTTTCATCAGCATATCAAGCGCCTTATTTGCTCCCTGTGAGTCGAATCTCCAGAGATTATTCCCCTCTTCATCCTTAACCTGTCGTCCCATAAATGTTACAGGCTTAGCCTGCATGCACCTTTGCATAACTTCAACAATATTGGCAACAACTTCATCCTGCGTTATCCTCATGCGCTTGTTGCGGTTTTCTATAAGCTCCTTTAAATATGCCTGAATATTAACATTTGCTAACAATCTTGCGGCTTGTTCATTGGCTGTATTAGGGCTGTAACCAGCTCTGACTGCTGCTTGCGTACCATTAAAATCAATAATAAATTCTTCGCAAAATTGTTTCTGTTTTTCATTTAAACCCATAACTTACCCCAAAATATGCTTAAACTTAGTTTCTACGTATATTTCTGCCTCTTCTATTGTAGCGCCTGCGTCCAAATAGCTTAAGACCGCCTGATGGATTTTCAGACGGTCTTCTAAATACATATTCTCAGTGCCGATAATTTCAGCTTCAAATACCTTAAAATTTTCACCTTTATAGGTTTCACCCTGATATTCGTAAGCTTCATCGGTATAAGCATAGCAGCTGATGCGAAAAATACCTTGTGTGAATACAATATCCTCCTGACAAAAAACTGGTAGTGAAAAATAGCCGGCAAGCTTTACATACAAGTCTTTTATTAAAGTCCACGGGCTTATTTCTTCTTCCGTTTTCGGATGTTTCTTATAGCTGCCCCGTTTTTTTACAGGTTTTGTATAGAATTGGTTAATATCTACTAAAGAAATCTGCTGCAACATAAACCCTAATCAACGCAAATACACTAATTTTATATTAAATAATCTTTTTCCAAAATTGCATCATTTAGCAGGACTACTAATTGAATAAAGATTTTTCGTTTTTTAGATAAGTGTATACTATTTTAAATATTAAAAAAACGCTTAAATAAAGGTTTTAAGTTTGCTCAATATTCCGTAATATATATTAGGAATTAAGAAAAAGGAGAATATATGAATTATTCATTTGGTGATTTAAAAAGATTTTTAATGAACAAGATTAATTTTACAATGGTTTTAGTTATTTGTGTATTTATTATGCAAATAATTCAATTTTTAGTAATCGGATTTGATACAAATAAAATACTAAAAAAGATTAATCATAGGTACTTTTGCATTAATACTACTCTTGAAGATGTACACAATGTAAATGTTAATACCATAGATGGCTCTGTAAGAAGATAACTATTCACCATAAAGCAAATAATCTATACTGACTTGAAAATGGCTTTTAATATTGTTCAATACGCGCATATTCGGCTCTTTATCGCCATATACAAGGTCTACATACTCATCCTCATAAATGCCTAACAATTTAGCCATTTGGCGGTCGGTTAAGTCGTTTTTTTCTTGAATTTTAAATAATCGCTTGCCAAAATTTTCTGTGCGTTCTTCTACTGTATCGTCTGATATTCTATCGCCGGAATTATTGATTATAGAAATAGAATCTAATTTAATATCAAAGGCTTCTTCTATTTTTTTTATTTCGTCCGGCTTAAATTTACTATTGCGTTTAGCACGAGCAAATATAGCACCTCGCTCAATCCCGATGCAATCGCCGATTTCTGCGTGCGTTAAATCGTTACGTTTTGTTAAGATAATTATTTTCCCGTAAAAGTCGCTGTATTTCATGATTTTAGATTAAATGTTTAGTAGCTTAACAAAAAATTTTAAATTAATGTGTTGACTCACTCACCACATTGTGATATTATATACACATAATCAATCGAAAGGAACACGAATGAAAGATTATGTAGTACACATTAGGTTATCGAAAGAAGCTTACGAAGCCTTCCGTAAATTCTGTACCATCCGAAAATGGACACAATCTACTGCGGGTTGTGAGATTATTTCAGATTACCTTTCTCTTAGTGATAAAAACAGGGAGATTGCTTAACTAGTTTCAATCCCCCTCATTTAAATCGACTTAAATATTATAACAAAACAAAGCCTAAATGTAAATTAATACATAGGCTTAGTTAACAATGCTTAATATTGCACATTTAAAACTGAAAATAAAATAACTATATTTACAGGCGTACCCTTTGTACTGCCTATAATTTCTGTACTTTGAAAAAGAAAGCCTTATGGCATTATAAAGCGTAAAGCGACTGGTAAATACCGAAAGGACTGAAATCATCTATAAGATGAAAGACAATAACCAACAGTAATATGCGGTTATTGCAACCGTTTTCACGGCAGCGTTGCAAAAGGAGAACTTAAACAAGTTTTTAATATCAGTTGTCGAGGAACACTCGACAACTGCCTTAAGAACTTGATGAAAGGAGGACTATGAAACTAGTTTTTTTAGCTTGTATTGTTTTGATTTTGTTGCATACAAGCGTGAAGGTTGAAAATCGAATAGTCAATATTCAATTTGATTACAACCGTATTATAAACAAAATCAAAGGTATTGTAGAAAAAATGTAAGGAGAAAAAAATGGGAAATTATTCATTTGAGAAAAAAGAATTAACAGCAGGACAAGAATTTTCTTTTGAAAAAGAAGTACCACAGCAACAAATTAAACAAGTTACTCTTGGTTTAGGCTGGGATCCTGCAATTGAAGGGAAAGAAATTGATTTAGATGCAAATGCGACATTGTTGAGAGCGGATGGCTCTGTAGCCGATATGGTATTTTTTAACCATCAAAAATCTGAGTGTGGTTCAATTTCTTCAACGGGTGATGATTTAACCGGACAAAACAGTGTTGACGGTGATGACGAGCAGATTGTTGTTGATTTAGAAAAAGTTCCGGCTAATATTCAATCTATTGTATTCTCTGTAACATCATATTCAGGACAGCCTTTCTCTGAAGTTAAAAGGTCTTACACTAGAATTGTTGATACAACAGATAGAAAGAATGTTGAACTTGCAAACATCGAGCTCAAAGGTGCTTCAACCGGCATTATTTCATCTAAACTTGTTAGAGAAAATAACAGCTGGAAATTTGTTGCTATTAACAAAGAAATAACAGCTAAAACTGTTCAAGATGTTAATAACGCGCTGAATTTAATAGCTGTATAACAATTGAAAGAACAGGGGGTTAATCCCCTGTTCTTCTAAAAGGATTAATAATATGAAAAAAGCAATTTTAGAATCGATATTTTATATAGCAATCTCTGTTATTTTTGGAGTAGCAGTTTACTGTATTTGGGGTAATAATGCCGGTTGTGAATGGTTTACTGCATATATTGTAGAAAAAATGTTAAGTGTAGATAATTTATTTGTTATGTATCTTATTTTTAATCATTTTCAAACCCCTAAAGAGTATCAGCATCATTGTCTATTTTGGGGGATTGTTGGAGTAATACTTTTAAGAGGAATTTGTATTTTTAGTGGTGTTGCGCTGTTAAATATGTTTCATTTTCTAATATATCCATTAGGATTATTGTTAGTTTATTCAGGTATAAAGATATATTTTGCACACAATGAAGATGCAGAAATTCACGAAAACAAAGTTGTTTTATACTTTAAAGAACATTTTAAAACTCATGATAGATATATTGGAAATAAATTTTTTGTTAATGGTAAAGCTACTGTTTTATTTATAGTTTTATTGATGATAGAAACAACGGATATTGTTTTTGCTATGGATAGCATACCTGTTTCATTAGCAATAAGTAACAATGCATTTATAATTTTTAGTGCTAATATATTTGCAGTTTTGGGGCTAAGAGCTTTGTATTTTGTACTTGCAGAAGTTGTAGAGAAATTCTGGGCTTTAAAATATGGAATATCTATAGTATTGAGCTTTATTGGCTTAAAGATGCTATTATGTAATACAATTCATATTTCTACCCAATTTTCTCTTGTTGTTACAGCAATCGTACTCACTGTTTCTATATTTTATTCACTATTTATTACCACAAATCACTCTTAAGTTTTTAATATAGGCGGATGTGTCAAATGGCGCCTTGTTCACAGCCAGGATGATTCCGGCTGTGGAGTCCGTCTCCTTAAGGACTTGAAAAATTTAACTCTCCCAAGAGTTTGAGCCGGTTCCTTTCTTAGATAGTTTACATTTAACTCACCGGCTCTTTTTCTTATTTTATCGACAATTTCTGAGGGACTTATGGATAGTTGATAGTTTTTCCGTGCGCCCTTTTTTTTTCACTAATTTACTAATAAAGAAAGGACTTATATATGACCAAAGAACAAGAAAAATTTGTTAAAGGTTGGGGTATTAATGATTATCAAATAATAGAGGATAATCTTACTGTTGGAGGAGGCCTCGACCTTAGCGGAACAAGCATTACAACACTGCCGGATAACCTTACTGTTGGA